GTTATACGCCCTTTTTTTGTTGTTCTTGCAATTTCTTTAACAAGATATTCGTATTGTTCTAAAAATTGTTCTTTGCTTTCACAATTAGACATATCGTGTTCACTACTTGAATAATTGTATAATCCAGCAAAGGGTGGAGAATATACACTTAAATCTACACTTTCATCTTCTAATGTAGGCATTACTAACATACAATCACTATTGTAGATTGCGTACCTGTCTGTTACTATTTGGTCTTTTACTTTGTTTTCCATTGTATTAAAATTTAGGTTTAATTATTTCTTTATTAAATTCTTTTTTTACGTTTATAAACGTGCTGTTTACGTTATCTGTAAGGTTTTTATGTAATTGTATTGCTTTTTGTGTTTTTTGCTCTAAAGCTTCTAAAACTCGTGTTTGCCCATCTGAAATAACCATATCAATAGTAACATCATTTTTTTGCCCAAATCTCCAAAAACGTCTTATAGCTTGGTAATATTGTTCGTATGAATATGTTGGAAAAAAAACAGAATGATTACAATGTTGCCAATTCAACCCCATACCAGTCATTTTTGCTTTTGTTATTATTCTTTTTATTTCACCATCTGCGAAAGCCTTTAGTATTTCTTCTTTTTTATCTATAGATTGACTACCTATAATCTCAACAGCCTCATTATCGTTATCTTTTAAAATCTTACTTTCGTCGTTTCTATTACACCAATAAACAGACGTTTTATTTTTTGCTAATTCTAAAGCCATTTCACATCTTTTATCAATAGTCATTTTTACCTCGTGTCTAATCTCATTAAAATTTTTAGCAGGTCTGTTAAACATTTGTATTTGTCCATCAATATCTAATAAACTATCATTTTTCACAACGTGTTTATTTATTATTAATTCTGGTAAATTATATCGTTCATCTGAAAAACCTAAATCACTTGGCATTTTTGCCATAATAGACCATTGGTTAACCCAAGCAAAGAAATTCTTTTCTGCGTGTGGCTTTAAGTAAAACTTTTCTCCAATATTCCTATTATTACTATCTACGCTGTTTTGATTATTTTTAAAGAATTTACCTAACATATCCATATAACCCATATAACCAAGTGCTTCACTACTTGTTCCAAGTTCTATAAAATCGTTTGGTGATGGTGTCGCTGTACTTAAAAATCTATAAGGTATCTTTTTAATAAAAGAAGTAATACTGTTTTTAATTTTACCATCAAAGTTTTTTAAAATACTACTTTCATCTAAAATAACGCATTCAAAATCTTTTTCATTAAAGTAATGTAAACGCTCATAATTACATACTACTATTTTTTTAGTATGCTTACCATCTTTTGATATTTCAATATCATCTGTAATATTTCTTTGTTCAGCTTCTTTTATAAATTGATGACCAACAGCTAAAGGAGTTAATATTAAAACCTTTTTATTTGTTTTATTTACAATGTTTTTAGCTATTGATAATTGAACTAAAGTTTTACCCAGTCCAGTGTCTAAAAATATTGCAGACCTGCCTTTTTTTACAGCTTTTTCTATTACAAACTTTTGAAAGTCAAATGCACAATCTGGAATAAAATTTGCATCAAATCCAAAGTTACCTATTGTGTGTTTTTTTTGTTCTAAGAACTTTAAGTAATCCATATAATTTAGTTTTTTAGTTTATTTGTCAAATATATAAAATATATTTCAATTTATAGTAAGTTTTTTTTTAAATATTTCAATTCTTTTTTAGTTAATGATTTTAAAAAGAGATCAACCCTATTGCCACTATTTATAATATCCATAACATCTTGTAATTCTTTTTGTAATTCTATATCATACAATAATCTATTAGAAAATGTTTTTAAATTATAAGGTATTGCACTTCGTTCTTTGTTTGGTAGATATTTTACAGCTTCGTTATTTATAAGTTTAAACATCGGCACTATAATATATGTTACCATTTGTCTTGCTTTTACAATAGTTTGTTCTCTTGACTTTTTAAAAATGTTTACTCCATAATAATCAGATACAATTCTCACTATTTGTTTAGGTGTTTTATTCATTTGTTTTGTTTTTATTTGTCCGTTTTATTTTCAAAGTCTTTGATATAATTATAAACCGTTCTTCTGGTTATCCCTAATATTTCACTTAATTTAGTTTTACTTATTTTCGGATTTGATGAATAAATAGCCACAAACTTATCATAACTCGACTTGTCTGCATTTTTATTAAGTATGGTTTTTACATCTTTTGTTTCTAAACTATTTACTTTTATTTTCTTCGCCATTGATATAAAGTAATTACTTAATTTTTCAGCTTTTAAGACACTATCTTTTTTTATTACTCCTAATGTATAACTATCATCAGAATAACTTGATAGNGTGTTTATAAGTAGTGCAAAACGTGGTATGTATGCCTTTTGTTTTGGTAACATTGATTTCATATACTCGTTTTCTTCATCTGAATTTTGAACATCAGTAATTTTATTAAATATTCGTACCCATTCTTTATTTGCATCTTCAGAAAATCGTGATATAATCGGATCTATTTCTTTATCTTCTGTAAATTCTATTAAGTGTTTTAATTTCTCGTAAAAGTTTAAAACATAATCAGAATACCAATCTAAGTATTCTTGTTTCATTTCTTCTTCATTATATCTATCTACTTCTAAATCTGGATAACAGAACAACATTCTATCTATAAATCCATTGTCTTTATTATCTTCGGTATAAAACCCATCCATAATCCCAGGCTGAATACCACCAAGAACAGGAATAAATGCACGTTCTACAAAACTACTTTTAGCAGTCTTTCTATTTAGGTTTATTTCTTTACCACTCCAAGATGATAGCCAGTGTTCTAAATCAGATCCTTGTCTATATTTATTCATATCTTTAAACCAACCAGCCAATTCATCTTTTAATACACCAATACCATTTTTATTTTCTCCGTGCAATTCTACTAATGCTTCTAAAGTAATATCATTAACAATAAATTGTGTTTTAGTTGGTCTTTTTATTTCTTCAGTTAATTGTTGTTGTTGTTTGTCAAGGTCTTTATATTCGTCATACTTTGCAGAATTTTTAATATATAATTTAATTTCTTTGCTATTCTTTTTTTGCATTGGAAATGTAACATTTGATATTGATGGTGTTTTACCAATCCCTGCTTTACCAATCAATGCTATCCAAACATTAGCACTTTCAATCCAACCACGTTTTACTTCAATGTTAATAGAATTACCAATAAGAATAGATGTCATCCACAACATTGAACACGCCATAAAGTCTATTGAACTATTTAAAGTTGAATTACATACTAAAATATAATTTTGNATTTGTTTTGGAAATACATCTAANGGAAANGTTAAATCTTTTTTATCATATTTAATATTTACTGATTTTAATATTGGTTGTGGTTTTAATCGTTCNCCAAANCCTTGTTTGTATATTTCTTTNGCACCCTCTGAAAAATCTCCATTGAATTTAGAATAACAAAAAGCTGCAAANGGNGATATTAATTTTTCGTNNGGATATAATGTTGCAGTNGTAAAAATATACATACAACCAGAATCTTTATAAACATAACCAGAATGTGCTGCCTTTGATCCGTGTCTTTTAATAATGTATTTATCGTTTACATTTCTTACTATTTTAAAATCATCACTAATAATATCTAAAATAGAAGTTCGTTCATTATAATCATCCCAAGGATTTAATCCAGTAGATTCATAATTTTTATATTCTTTTCTTGGTACTTCAATAATTGCATCATCTACATAATTATAAGTTCGTGATACACTCCATAANATATCACGATCTTCATCTGATATAAAACCAATATCAATATATGTGTTTTTAGACACGTTCTTTTCATATACAAAGATATAACCACCTTTACCTCTACTTTCTATTACAGCCTCTTTATGACCTTTTAAACACGCTATTTTAGTATTACCCTCAATACGTTTAGATTTATAAAGAATATGATACCCATTATTTTGTGTTTTATATATTGTAAACTTATCATCAAAGTCTAATATGTTATCTTTTAGAAATGATAGATACTCATCCCAAAACGCAACTTGTTCTTTAGCAGTAGAAAATACTTTTAAATCAATATCAATACATTCAAGATAATTATAACCAGTAATAATACCTATATTATTAGTTGGTGCTAATTCTTCACCATCTTTTTTAATAATACCACCTTTGTAATTATATTGCTTTTCAAATTGTTGTTTGGTAAGTGCTTTATCTTGCAACTTACTCCAAGCGAAGTTTGGTCTTTTACTTTCTCCAACGGTAAGTAACGAGAAACCCTCATCTAATAATCGGTTGCATTTTGTTAGTTCTATCATAAGTAATAATGTTGGTTAAAAAAGCCTATAAAATCAGTAGTAGTAGATACATCATTTATAGGCTTGGGTAAAAAATGTTTTTTAGAGCTACTACTCTCGATTGACAAATATAAAATTAATTAATTTAATACGCAAATAAAAAAGTGTGCAATTCATTTCACACTTATTTCACACTTATTTCACACTTTTTTCACACTTTTCATTTTTGTAACTAATTGATAAATAACACTTTAACCCTTAAAAGTGTGAAATTTATACACTTTTCACACTTTTTATTTTTTTCACACTTTTTTTTTCATTTCTATTTTTCACTTTTAAATGTGTGAAAAGTGTGCAATTTTCCCACTTTTTATTATAATCTATTGAAAACTAATACTTTACATAAAAAAACCATTTCACACTTTTTTCACACTTTTCACACTATTTCACACTTTTGCACAAAAAAAAACACCATACTTAATATGGTGCTTTAAAATTGGTTGTTTTTTATTTAGAATGGTAAATCACCAGAATCATCTTTTACTTCTTCTGCTTGTACCTCAATATTACTTGCATCAGACTCTATACGCCAACCTTGAATAGAATTAAAATACTTTGCAACACCCTCTGGATTAATCCACTCTCTACCGTGTAAATTAATACCTATCTTCACATCTTCGCCTACATTGTATTTACTTAATAAATCACATTTATCTTGGATAAATTCAATTAGTAATTCCTGTGGGTATTGTTCACTTGTCGTTAATACCATTTCACGTTTTCTGAATCCATTAGATCCAAAAGTTTGTTCATCTTTAATTAGTTTAATCTTTCCTTGTACTTCCATTGTTTAAAATTTTAATTGTTCTACTTGTTTATTGATTCTTGTTAATAATTCATTTGCTTCATTTAAAGAAAGTTCTCTACATTCTTTAATTGTCTTTAGTACTGGTCTTGCATTAGTGCCTATATTTACTTCACTATCTAAAGTTAACTCTTTAATAAAGTTATTTTTCAATGATTCTGGTCTAAATGCAATCCAATATAATTTAACTAATTTAGGGTTAACCGTGAAATAGTGAATGCATTGGTGTATATTTTCTAAAGGTATTTCATTAGATAACAATACTTCAGTATGTTTTTTTCTGCCAAAACATTTAATTTCACAAGCTAATTTTTCATCTTCAGTTAATCCATCTGGTGATATACCAAGTAATTCATTTTCTTCAGATTGCAGCCAACCAGCAGTTAAAAAATCTATCTTTGTATATTCCTTTAAAAATTCTAATGCAAAAGGTTCTAATTCGTTACCTCTTAACATTGCTTCATTTTGATAGCTTTCTTCTGGTTCGTAATCTTCCAGATATTGAGAAAGTATATCAATAAATAAAGTATCACCTTTTGTGTGCAATCCCTTAGCTAAAGTACCACCAATTTTTCCGTGCTTTAGTTCAAACCATTGTTCACTTCTTTGTTCAATTTCTTTGTAGTTTATCATTTTAATTTAGTTTTAAGTGTTTCTTTTAATGCTAATACGCTTGGTAATGACTTCTCGCTTACAGATAAAGATGTCCAAAGCGTAACTAATTCTTTTAATGTCTTAGCACTATTTAATAAATCTAATGCTTTAGAATCGCTTATATTAGGTATTGGACTTTCTGCCTTTACTTTTATACCACCTGTAACTTTACCCATCATTTTTACAGTTGGATCAAAATACAATTCAATAGCAACATCATTCCAATTACCTATGTTTCTCGAATCTACTGAAGATAATTCTTTTTTAACTTTTACGATATTAGAAATCGTTTTTCTATTTGTAGAATTAACCACCATTGGTTTTACTTTTTCTTTAAAGTTAATAAAGTACCCATCTGTTTTATTACCAGATACGTTTACACCTTTATCAAAAAAGCAGTCTTGGATCGTTAATATACATTTGCCTTTATCGGCAACAATCATTTCAACATCAACACCAGCTAAGTGTGTTGATTTTCTGTACTTCATACAATCAATGTTTTTTTCCATTTTAATAATTTATTTAGTTAATAATCTTTTTACAAATATACGTTTTTTAATGGTTCTATCACCATCAAAAGGAGAAAATAATGTTTTAATATTTCCTTTTTTGTCGTAAGTAATTACAACACCTGTGTTTAATTTAGTTTGTTTCATCTTAATGTTTTTTTTAATTAATCCAATCTTCTGCATACTCGCTTTCACAAGATGAACAACAAAATATTGTTGTACATAGTTCTCGGCAATTCTCACATTCTGAATGGTCGTTTAAACTTCTTTGGTAATTCTCGTAATCGTTGTCAAATGCTTCCATAATTATTTAGTTTTAGGTTTAGTATTATTTTCTAAATCATTTAACCAATCATTATGATTGATTAAATAGTTATCCCAATTATTGTTTTTCATCTTCGTAAAGTTTTTTAATTATTAATAATTCATTGTGTAGGTACTCGTTTCCAGTACTTGTTAATTCGATTAATTCATTTAGTTTGTCTAACATAATGTAAAAGTATATATAATATATTTAATAAACAAAAAAAAGAGCAATTATTTTACTAATTGCCCTTAAACTAAAAAAAATTACTATGAAAAAACTATTGCAAATATACTATTTTTTATTTAATCTACCTAATGACATTGGTACATTTATTGCAAACTCTCCACCAAATACAACAGCACAACCTATTGCTGGTTTTTTGAAGTTCTTACCATACGCCATTGCATACGATTGATGATCTATTCCACAACCAACTGCACAACCAAATATCTTAAAATTAGCACCTACAACAAACTCCGTAAACATTTCTGTATGTCGATGACCTTGAACGGTTGACATCATATCATCTTTTGCTTTCTTCGATGCTCTACCACTTTCTCCGTGAATGTATTGAACCCCATCAATTACAACTCTATCTGTAAAAGTCCATCCAGGCACATTTAAGACGTCTGAATACTCTTTTATCCATTGTTTAGGTACACCACCAGAAAACGCTTTACGTCTTATTAATCTATCGTGGTTTCCTATTGTAACAAATGCTTTAGGGAATGCTTTATACCATCGTTGTAATCGTTTTATAGCTAATGTAAGTTCATCGCCACCACCCATTCCATCTGGATCGGTATCGTGA